GGGGTATGGATTTGTGTGAAGATTTTCCCTTGTGGTTTTTTTTATTTGTGTATTGTTTTTTTGTGTTCTGTGGTCTTGTTGTCTCTTTGTTTTGTTCATGCCTCTATTATATTTTTTTTACGTTCACCTGTCAAGTTTTTTTATTTTCGGCGTGTCGTTTTTTTTATTGACACTGTGTCAATGGTTGTATATGCAACATGCCTGGCTAAGTTACGGTTACGTAACCGTAGCTTACTTGCCTGCCTATCGGTGGTTGTCTTTTGTTTTTTTGTTTTGTTTTGTTTTTGGGCGTGTCGTTTGTTTGTTTGTGGTATGATGTAACTATCAACTTCAAGGGAAAGGAAAAAATAAAATGTGGTATTTTAATATCACCGCAAACGGTTTTCAGGTTTTTGAGGTTTTGTCTGATTGTGTGAAGCCTAGTGGTATGTTTTGCACAGCGTCGCTTAAGTCTTCGTTGGATGGCGTTTTGTCTTATATTCGTCATGCGTATGTTGGTATGGATGTGGATGTGGATATTGATAATGCTACGTTTGATCTTGACGGGACGATGGTTGGCGTGGTTAAGGTTTCACTCGTTTGATTGGAGGTCAAATCATGGAATGGCATTATTTTACTGTTGTTGATGGGTACACGGGGTTAGACCGTCGTTTTCGGTGGTGTGAGCATCCATGCGACTACTGCGATGTGGACTACCGGTTTGCAATATTTGATCTAGACCGTGGCCGTTGGGTGACTTTTAGGTCGTTTTTCGACGTAGACGACGGAATTGCTTACTGTAATGGCATTGATTTTCAAGATCTTAGTAGGGCTTTTAATAGTGGACCGTGGTGTTATGATGATTGATATGACTGTTGTCGTTTGCATTCTTTCCGTGTTGTTTCTTACGATGGCGGCTACGGTGTTTTGCGAACTGCCGCGCAACGCGCGTGACGTCTTTTGTTTTTTGGTCATGCTCGCTGTTGGCGTGGCTGTCGTGTTGGTTTTCATAGTAAGGGGGGTCTGAGATGGCTTATAATGATATGAATGTTGCCGTGTTTAGGCGTGGCGATGATAGGCGTCCTATCTACCGTATGCGTGATTTCGACGATGCGATCATGGAAAGCAAGCGTGTTGTCCGCGCCACAAAAGGCCATAAGCGTGAACTGAACTTGAAGCGTTTCGACCTGGGGTATGGTGATTTTGAAACGTGCTGCCGTGCCGTGAACATGCTATGTGAACTGTGGCGTGAGGCACCTAGTGAGTGGTTTACGCAAGCGGTGATTACTGTGTCTCAGATTGCGGGCGGTCTGACCATTGGTGACGGACTTCTTGCCGCCCTATCCCGCACGTACGACGTTGAATATGCGGACGGTTCCATCAATCCGCCTAATCTGATTGCATGGTGTGCGGTCTGTGCTGTCAAGGGTGCTACGTCGTATGACTGTTGCACGGTTTTTGATAGTCCTCAAGCAGAAAAACTGATTATTGCCGTGTTTAAAAATTTTGACAGACTGGACACGAAACGATATAATGACGTAGAATTGCAAAAAATCTTTGAATAGGAAAGGTAGAATCTCATGGCACGAACGAAAACCGAAATTTTCCGCACGCGCGTCTATGCCGTACTCAAGGGCATGGAATTGGTGGATGGTGATTTTATGGAGGCTGAGCACGTTATCGACGGACGCCTTAAGGACGCTCGCGCATATTCGATTCGTGCGAAGAAATTGTTTCCTAACTTCATTCCGCGTTCCATCCGTATTTTTTCGCAAAAGGTTTCCATGAATGAGGAAACTTTTTACAAGTATGCGACTTTTGAGGAACCGCAGGAATGGAATCCGGAAGAGCATACAAATCGACACGCCGACGTTGAAAATAATGAAGACGTGTGATATAAAAAGATTTTAGGCATAAGCCTGAAAATAAAATAACAATAATCCAGGAAAGGTTAAACAATGGAAAACAACAATACCGAACTCGTCGCGTTCAACACCGAGAGCACCGAACTCGGCACCGTCCAGCACTTCATCGACACTTCGACCCGCGAAGGCAAGATCAAGCTCTACAGCGCATTGCAGAACGCCAAAAAGCTCGACGAACACCTCAACGAGCCGCTGAACATGACGAACGCCGTCGTCCAGGCCGTGCAGGTGACCGACGACCAGACGGGCGAAATCTCCAACACCGTGCGCGTCATCATCGTGACCGATGACGGCAAGGCGTACGCGGCCACCTCCCCGACTCTCGCGGCGGGACTTAACACCATGTTCGGGATCTTCGGAACGCCGAACACTTGGACGGAACCGCTGTGCATCAAGATAGTGGAACGCCGCTCCCGCCGTGGCTTCAAGTTTTTCAGCATCGAGCCGGTGGACGAGAAAACGAAGTGAGCTTGCTATAATAACTGAATAGCGTTCATCCATAGAGAGCACCCAATCTTGGGTGCTCTCGCCATCTTAAGGACTGTGCCATATGTCTCGAAAGCAAAAACATGTCAAGGCACGTCAGGCCGCGCAAGCACGCGCCGCCCGCAATATCAAACAGCTTGGCGCTTACTCCCACTCGAATCTCGCCAAAACCGCGGACAAACAACTCGTCAACATCGCGAAAACACTAGGCAAGGAATGGGAACGTCAGAAGAAACAGGCCATAGCGGAAGCGAAAGCAACCCCATACCACGCCACCGCAGTGGAGAAGCCGACGAAAAAAGACATCATGTTCGCCCAGCGCACACCCATCACAGACGCGCAAATTCAGGCGGAACCCGTGGCGAAACGACGTAAACTCTTGCGACAACAGCAGCGGAAAATCAATGCGGCACGACGGAAAATCAACGAATGGAACAAAGCTCAGGCCATGCCCGCGAAAAGCGTGTACGACCAGCGCGTGGCCGAAATCACCGGCACCACCGGTGAGGGTTTCGGACGTAATCAGATCATTCCATCGAAACTCACCGATTTTCTGCAAATGACCAACGTGCTGAGTGATGAAGCTTTCGTGCGCTCCCAACTGGAAAGCGGACACCGCAACGAACTGCTGGATCAGATCCATGACGCCGCCGAAATATTGGGATTGCGCACCGAACAAAAAAACAAACCGTCCAGAAAGCGGGGACCAGGAAAACAGGGTAAAGACCTGTACGACGAGCATAATTGGCCATCCTATATGAGCCGCGGGCGGTACGAAGTGTTTGAGAAGATCCTGGCAACCACGCTCGGCTCGAAACGGCTGAAACGATTCCGTCAACTATCGGCAGCGCAAAAACGCGCGTTCATCGAACAGACAGATGCGCCGCGCATAGTGTTCGACTGGACGGTATATGATCCAGTACGGCACGGTTTCGCTTCGGTGTTCCGAGATAATAGCGAAGGCTATCAGCGTTCCCGCAAGCAGTTCGACAGGTGGTTGGCGGAAGCGGGCGCACTGGAAAAGTAGCACAGTAGGTTAATCAGGGGAAGTCGACCATGACCAGGCAAGAAAATCGAGTGGGATTGTGGTGTGCGGATAACATCATACGATTCACGGACGGCACCGCATTGCGTGACGTCATCGCACCTAACCGCCTTTTAGCGTCCATCATGTCAGGCGGCAAACTCACCATATACGTGACTGACCCAGACACTTTATATCCGTTTATGGCGCACGTCGTACACGCATTGCCCCACAACGAACACAATGCTAATCTGAGCTGGGACGCCATCATCTCGGAAAAAGGCAAATTCTTCAGCTTCACGGCACGTATCGACCGCGAGAATTCCGCACGCTTCTTCGACATATCCAATCTACTGCGTGAAAACTGCCGTATCGCCATGACCGGCACGCAACTACTCAATATTCTGCGTGAGTATGATAATCGCGGCTTGTGCAAGATCACCGCAGGCGGGGCAAGTATGGAGGCGTTCTCGTCCGGCGAGTGGAAATGGTATTACGATAAATTCCCCCAGCTGGAACCCGAAACTAAAAAGTCATTGCATGACGCCTATATTGGCGGTTTCATGATCGCAAGGGAAGGGGCGTATGACAGGGCTATCGACGTTGACTGCAATTCCATGTATCCGAGCATTTTACGTGACGAGTGGTTGCCGTGGGGCGAACCGGAACAATACGACGGCGAATACATCCAAGACGATGACATGCCATTGCATTGCGACGAACTCACGTTTCGCGCGGAACTCAAACCAAACGGCTACCCATTTCTACTCGACAACCGCAGCGTCTACGAACTCAACCGCCTTATCTCAACCCGCGGATACGTCACGCGCACGCTCACCGACATTGACCAACAATTGCTTTATGAGAATTATGACGTGAGCGTCTATAAGCATGTCAGGGGGTGGAAATTCCGCCGCTCCAAGGGTTTTTTTCGTTCGTTCGTTGATGAATGGGGAGACTTGAAACAGAAGGCGACGGGTGAAAAAAGACAAATGGCAAAACTGATCATGAACGCGCTCGTAGGGAAAATGGCGAGTCTGCCCAAGGGGTCCGTCATGATCCCACTCTCGAAAGACGGCATGACCTTGGACTGGGACGTCACCCAGCGTGAGGAATCGAATTTGAAAACCGACTATCTGCCCGTGCCCGTGTGGGTCAACGCCTACGCGCGCCGCAGGCTTATGGACGTGTGTCATGCGAACGCGGATAGGCTATTGTATGCGAACACGGATGGATGCATATTGTCAGGCTGGGGGCCGGTGGAATCATGTGACATTCATCCGACCGAACTTGGCAAGTGGAAAATCGCCGCACGATACGAAAAACTGACTATCCTGGGTATGAACCGGTATCAGGGATGGAGGGAAGACGGAGAGGTTGACGTATGTATGGCCGGAAACATGTTTTCCCAGCCCATCCCCTACGGGAAGTTTAGACATGGCGTGCACGTCATGGATGATTACGGCACAATGGTCATGCTATAATACTTGTGTCTTCCTGAGCGTCGATTTTCGACTGGGAATAACATGGGTCGGACTGCCACGGCTGAGAATGCCGCCGACCGTGAAAATCACTATCGTGGCGGTAGTGCCCTACGATCTTCAACTCGCGCTCACATGGGACGTTTCGACCCCGCGTGATTGCGGGGTCATTTTATTTTCTTACGACATGATATAATTTCTGTGGAACTATTGTCAATCGTTAGGAGTTTGTATGGCAGACCCAGACAATGACGGAGAGGAAACCACTACTCCGCCGCCGACTGAAGAGGAACAGCAGACGGAAACCGTCGATGATGAAGTAAAGCCGAAAGAACCCGAGCCGGAACCGGAGCCGGAAGGGCCGGACGTTTCCGCACGCCTTGATGCGATTGAAAAGGAATTGGCCGGGCTGAAAGCCATGATGGACACGCTCGGATACAATGACCCCGCACCGTCCGACAATGACGAGACGCAAGACAATGACGGCACCGAGTCCATCGAAGATTTGTTCGACTAAAATAGTTAGGAGATATATATAATGTCCAATATTCGACCATTGGCGGGCAAGGGTGACGTCGAGATCTTCAACGCCGTCCGAAACGCCACCTCACCACAGTTCCAGACCCGTATTCCGTCCGCAACGCAGGGCAATATCCGCAACGCGGTGGACACCATGCGCAACTTCCCCTATTTGCGCGACGAGTTCACCGGCGTACTCATCCAGCGTCTCATCGGGCTCTATATCCAGCACGCTGACTGGGACGACCCGCTGAAGCTTATCGGCTCCCCGCGCACCCTCAAGCGCTACGGCTCCACCTACGAACAGGCCGCAGTCGGCCTGGTCAAGGCACGCACCCGTAATTTCAATAAGGAATATTTGGGCGACGACGTTTACGGACGTTACAGTCTCCCGACCGCGTCCGTATTCCACCCGCTCACGTTCGACCATTATTACCCCGTCACCATTCCAGAGGATGCGCTGTTGACCGCGTTCGACGGCGAAAGCGGCATGTCGGATTATATCGCGGAGATCATGAACGCTCCTATCCTCTCGGATAGGAACGATATGTATCTCATGAAGACGCAGACGTTTGCGGAATACGCCCGTAAGGGTGGTTTCTATCGTGTGCATACTCCCGACGTCGGTAAGGCCGACTCGACCGAAGCGGACGCGAAGGGCCTACTGCGCCTCATTCAACAGATGGCGAACGAACTCAAGGCGTCCCCAATGTCGGCCATGCCCCGATATAACGCCATGTCCTGGGTGACGCCGTGGCGCGATGGCGAAGCCATCCTCTTCGCCACCCCGCAGGTGATCGCCGCGCTCAACGTCGAAGCACTCGCCGCCGCTTTCAACATTAATAAAGTCAATGTGCCGTATCGTATTATCCCGATTCCGGAGGATATGTTCGGTATTGGCGGACAGGGTGGCAAGGTGCAGGCCGTGCTGACCACGGAGGACTTCTTCTTCTGCTGGGATGAAATGCTGGAGACCACGAATTCCCCCGTTAACCCGATTGACGGAACGCGTAACATTTTCTACAAGCATCGTGGAAGCATTACTCCTAATCCTTTTGCTAACGCGATTCTCTTCTGGACGGGCGAAGGCTCCAATGAGTCCGTCACGTTGCCGGATACGCTCACCACGTCCACGCCGGTATTCGAATTGCGCGTGAAGAAGTACGGTCAGCCCGCCATCACTCCGCAGAACGTGTCCCGTGGCGACTTGGTGCAGGTGGTGTCCACCATTACGAGCGCCAACAGGGAAACGGCGACATTCCAGCCGGTTGGCATCAAGTACACGCTTGAGGGCGCCACCTCCCAGTTCACCTCCATTGACAATGACGGTATCCTACGTTGCGGTTTGGATGAAACCGCCGAAACGCTTAAGGTCACCGCCCAGGCAACCTACATCAATCCGGCAACGCCCGAAATCGACCAGACCGTCTCCGCCGCATTGTCCGTGCCGGTCGTCGGCACTTGGCTTGGAGGCTGGAAAGCCGGCGCCATCGGGTCCGTTGAGATCCAGGGCGGAAAGTCGGTCAAAGTGAACGGCCATGTAGCTCTTAAGGCGATCGCCACCAAGACGGACGGCAACACCGCAGACGTCACCAATCTCGCCACGTGGACGGTGGACGCCCCCGCGACCATCACCCCCAACGGAGTGCTGACCGGAACCACGGCGGGCACCGCCAGCGTCACTGTGAGGTTTGCGGAAGCTGTCGGAACGGCAAAGGTCACCGTCACCGCATAGCGATGATGACCAACCGCTAAAATAGGTGTGGATAGACTTTATCCACACCTATTGTTTTTTAGGAGAACTTTTATGAGCGCGAACGATTTGCCAATAAACTTCAGTTACGCGAAATGGACACCAAACACACGGTTCAAACTCTGTAACGTGCCGTGGGACATGGGCTACAGGGATATAGTCAAATGGGATAAAACCGCCCAACGAGAATATTTCAACCGATTGCAAGGTATCGAATTCACCGACTGCACTATGGCGAAATATGGCCTTCCGGTACGACTACCGGTGCCGTTCGCCCAAGCGTGCCAATACAATTATCTGATCGCGACGAACGACTATGACTTCGACACTCCCCGTAGTTGGTATTATTTCATCCAGACATGCGACTATGTTAACGCCAACACGACTCAGCTCAATATCCAATTGGATGTGTGGCAGTCATTCCAGCATGATATTCAATTGGGCAACGCCTATGTCGAGCGCGGCCATGTGGGGATTGCGAACGAGAACGCCTGGAAAGACTATGGAAAAACGTATTTGGATCTCCCCGAAGGACTCGATACCGGCAAATGCACCGTACTCACGGACGAGGCTTGGAAACCACTCATGGATATTGGCGCGCATGATGGCGTGAAATATACATCCTACGGGCTGATCATCGTAAGCACCACCGATCTGGAAGCCGATACGGGCACCAAGGATAACCCGGTGGTCAACACCGCCACGGGTAGCGCGTTTGAAAGTCAGCTTAATGGCACATCCATGTATTATTTGGATACGCCCGCCGATATTGTCACATTCTTCACCGAAGGCATGGGCGCACCGTGGGTCACTCAGGGAATTTGCGGCATCTACGCCGTACCGCATTTGCCGCAAACGTTGTTGGACGGACAGCCGAAAAAAACGGAACTTTTCGGACATTCTGTCGGTTTTATTGGTAATTGTTGGGAACTGCGCAAGAGAAACGACAATAGCGGCGCACGCTACACGGACATTATCAACTTGAAGAATTTCCGCGATACTTTCCAGTTGCCGGAACGCTACAAGTATCTGAAAAAGTTCCTCACCGCCCCCTATGCTTATATCGAATGCTCATGCCTGAATGGTACCGTGATAACCTATGAGCCGGAACAGATTCCAAGCGCTGACCTGATTATTCGAGAATCGTGGAATTACGCGCCACCGTCTCCGCGCCTGAACTTCTACGCGCGCGGATATCATGCGGGAAACTTGGGTGAACGTCAACCATTGACGGACGGCAAAGGACTGCCGATCGATACGGGCGAAATGCTCAACGCATCCTTCGGCATCACCAATTTCCCAACATTCATGACCGTCAACGACGGCTCGGCTTTGGCGTTGGCGAACAGCGCCTACACTAGGCAATACGCACAGCAGAGCGCGGATTGGAGTTTCCAGAAAACCCAGATGGGTATCAACAACGCCTACGCTCAAGCCCAGCTCGGCACGCAATATGCAAGCGCCCAAAACCGTCTTGGAACGTCGAATCGCAACGCCATGAACGCGATCAGCAACCAGGCTGCGCAGATGGGCACCGATCTGACGTTGAAGAATCTCGGATTCAACAATCAGATGGCGCAAATCAACACCATCGGGTCGGGTGTGGCCAACGTGGTCGGATCCGCAGCCACGGGCAATATCGGCGGTGTGGCCGGAGCCATCGCGGGAACCGCCATCGGCGCGTGGACAAACCAGCAAACCTACAACAACAACGTATCGACCGCTAATCAGCAACTGGCGAACACGCAAACCACCAACAACGCATCGACTTCCCAAGCTAACGCATACTCGCTCGCGCAAACCAACTTGTCCAACCAACAGACCATGCAGCTCGCGGACATGAACAGACAATTGGCGCAGGCGACGGCGCAAGGCGATTACGGGAACACGATCGCGGGCATCAACGCTCAGGTGCAGCAGACCCAAACCGTACCGCCAACCACGTCCGGCGCATTGGGCGGTGACGCATTCAATTTGGCTAACGGCCTGATTGGCGTCCTGATACGCTTCCGGCAGATTCCCCCAGCAGCCATGCAAGCCATCGGCGAAGTATGGCTACGATACGGCTATTACGTGCAAAGGTTTATGCAATTGCCGCAAAATCTTATGGCCATGAGTAATTTCACGTACTGGAAACTGCACGAATTGTACGTGCGTTCGAGCACGTGCCCGGAAGAATACCGGCTTACGGTGAAGGGAATTTTCGAGAGTGGCGTGACGGTATGGACCGACCCCGATAAGATCGGCGTCACCGATTATGCGGACAACGTGCCACTGAGTGGTATCGCATACTGACATATATAATGGAGGGAGCGTAAAACCTCTCTCCATTATTTATATTAAGGACGGTGACCATGAGCAAACGCAATAACGCGCGCAAGGCCGCTCACTGGGACAACCAGAGCGTGCTCGGCTCCATGTGGGGCAATTTGAACCTACCTGAAATGCGGCAAAGTCTCCGCATTAACCAGTATATGAAGCTGATTGAAATGCTGGCGGCAAGCCGGTTCAAATGGGTCAACCTGCCACCATATATCGACGAAAGATATTTGGAACTGACACTATTCGAGAACGGCTTGGCCCTCTTTTTCCCCGACAAACGCAAGGGGGTGCATCGTTTTATGGTCACGTCCGGCAATATCGGCGGAGTTAACAACTACAATAACCCAACCAGATTCCAGCCCGTCGCCACGAACTACTCGCACCCGCAAATAGGGTCGAAGGAATGCGTGCCGATCTGGGACAACCAATTACGTTGCACCATGATTGACGTCATGTGGAATTACGCCACACGACTGGCTATCGCCGACCGCGCGCTCGACGTGAACCTTGACAATATCAGCGTGCCGTTGATTATCGCCACGTCCGAAACCAACAAACTCACCGCCCAAAACCTCATGAAGGCACGTGAGGACGGCGACCCCTATGTCTACACCTATGATTCCGCGGATATCACCGGAATGTTCCAAACCTTCCCCAACATGACCCCATTTCTTGCGGATAAGATCATCACCACGAAAACCCAGGTGTGGAACGAATTAGTCAACTACTTGGGTATCGACAACAGCACGACGGAAAAGAAAGAACGGTTGCTTGAATCGGAAGTGACGGCCGGAAACAGTAGGACGAACGTTTTCCGCCTGAGCTATCTCAAAGCACGCCAACAGGCGTGCGACACGATCAACCGGTTGTGGCCGCAAATGGCCGACTCCGGGAAACCTATCGGCATCGAATGGAACGACACCACATCAGGCGGACTATTGGACGTCGAAGGCGACAAGGAGGAGGAATGATGGTGCAGGACTTGAGCATGTACGCCATCAAAGACAGCATGGCGGATTACACGCTGACACTCGGCAATCTGATCGCACGCGGTTTTAACACGGACGAAAAACTGCATTTGAGCACCCAATATTACCCGATTTTCGACGAAAACTATAGAGCGAAACTCAACGAGAAAATCGTAGCCCACTACGCACTGCGTGAAATCGGCAGCGAAACACCGCAAATGTTCGTCTTCTACTTGGGGCGTACCATGCGAGAGCAGATGGACTATTTCAACCAACTCTATCTGTCCGCGCAACGCAAGTTCGACCCGTTCATCACGTCCGACATTCGACAGGAAATGGACTCTACCAGTGTTAACGAGTCCAGCGGAAAATCGAGCGGCACACAGTCGAACGAGTCCACGGCCAACAGCACGTCCGACACTACCGCCGACAATTCCAGTATGACGTTCAATAGCGAGTTCCCGCAGACCCGTATCGACGATTTTCGCAAGTACGCCACAACCGCAAGCCAGACGGACTCGACCGGCAACACGCATACGGCAACCCGGCAGGACAGCACCGCCACCGCAACCAGCACCAGCAACACGGATTACGCGCACTCCTCCGACAAGGGCAATTCCACGTCGCATACCCTGGGAACCAGCGGTTCACAGTCCCAACTCTTGCAGGACTGGCGTAACACCATGCTTAATATTGACATGATGGTCATCAACTCGCTCGAAGACCTCTTTTTGGGTATGTGGGGGAGCGGCGACAACATGACCAACGTGCCGCAACTCTACTCTACAAGTCTCGCCTATAACCTAGGCCATTAGGGTATACTGAAGGTTGACAGTTAGGAGGATTTATGGACGGAATCAACATGTGCGCCGCCCCCTTGGATATTGATCCGCGGCAACGGTATTTCACCACCGTACAGCCCTTTAGCTATCGCGATACGCTCACCGTATTAGGATACGTGCAGGAAGTGGCCGACCACTTGGACGAACTACGCGAGTCAGTGGACGATCTCGCCAAAGACGAAAACGCGGACGTTGACGCGATCAACAAGACGCTGGCGCAGATCGCAACATGGCAGGCCAGCGTTAATGCCACGTTGGATGACTTGGAAAAGCAAGTCGGACAATACGAAGACAGTGCCCTTACCTATAACCCGACACGTGGCAAGTACGAGGACTCGAAAGACACGAACCGGGACATATACCGCGAATTGGCCGTGTTCGGAGCCAGAGTAGACCAGATGGCCACCATGACCACCGCACAGGCCGCGCAACATGACTGCATCACATGGGCGGTATTGGGTAATAAGGATATCTTCGGCGACCCGGATCCGAGAGTCACACCCCGACCTCAGAATCAGCGACCGACACCGCCACCGACATCACCCGATGAAGTATGCTCTATCAGAGAGGAAGAAAAATGAATGAAAATGACGAAAAACGCGACATGTACGGGCGCACCGCAACCTACGGACTACCTCTCTACGCCGACGATACCCCGTCCGATCTGCGCGACGGATATAATCGGGCAATGGTGATGATCGACCGACTCATGCACCGACTGGAAACCCTCATCCGTGAAACCAAAGGAGCAAACCAATGACCACCGTCTACGACAAAACCGACAATTACGGGCTGAATCTTTACGGCGACAGTGACCCCGCTGATCTGCGTGACGGCTACAACGGGGCCATGCGCACCATTGACTCCACGCTCGAAACGCATCTCAATCGCATCGAAAGCGTGGAGTCGCGTGAAACGCACGATGAAGAAGTGGTCAAGACGCTGCTTGGAGAGAACACGGTGGACAACGCCACCACGGCGAAAACCAAGTGGGATAAAGCAGGAGTGGACGCCACCGCCGCCACTACCGCCGCTACCGCTGCCGCAGCCAAGGCAGACAATAATAGCGCCATTCTCGCCGCGCTCGGCGCGGACACCGCCGCGCACGCCACTGAAGCGAAAACCAAGTGGGATAAAGCGGGAGTGGACGCCACCACCGCCATCAGCAAGGCCGACTCCACCGCGACGATTCTTACCGCGCTAGGGGCTGACACCACCGCGCATGCCACGGCAAACAGGACGAAGTGGGATAAAAACACTACGGACATCACCGCACTATCCACTTCGGTGGGCAATAATTCCTCGCAGATTGCGCAGATTCTGGAAAAACTGGGGCAGGCGCAGTATGAGGACGGATATTTAGTGACGTTCGGTGACTCGTACGCCGACAGCACGCAAAGGGAGCATACGTGGTCATACCAATTGTCCACCATGTTTCCTGAATTGCAGTGGAAAAACTATGCGAAGAGCGGTGCCGGTTTTAACGTGTCCGGCATTCCGACATTTGCTCAGCAGGTTGCTAATTGCGTGGCCGATACCAGTGTGGACAAAAACAAGGTCAAGGTTGCCGTGTGCGCCGGTGGACGTAACGATATCCTGGACTACAACACCGGACTAACCAAGGCGCGTGACGTAGTTGTGGCGATGAAGACGGCGTTTCCGAACGCGATCGTCGTAATCGCCCCAATGCTCTTCGACCATGCCACTCTCGACGAAAGCGGAATGCGGAAATATTACGCACTGCTCGACGGTGCGATCGCCGGCGCGACCGGAAACCATCGCGTCGTGGTGGCGGACAGCGCCTACGTTTGGTGCAAGAGCGAAAACAGTTGGTTCCCGTCGGGAGACATTCACCCTAACGAGATTGGAGCCAAAGTTATCGCAAAATACCTCTACACGGCGTGCCGGGATAGCTATCGCGGTAGACACGCGTACGCTATCTCCATGCTCGGTTCCATGCCGGTGGAGTTCACTCTGCAAAACGGCATTGTCACGGTAGACGGACAGGGCGATATTCCATCAATCGGAGAGGGCAAGGGTGGAACCTTGGCGAAATGGGCGCATCCACGTCACAATATTTGGACGTGGATGGTCACAGGTGGTTCCACCAACACTCCGCGGCTAGGGTTCATTCAGCCAGACGGAGTCTGGGGAGTATATAATCCGACTGTATCCGACCAAGGCCATGCGGGCTTCATGGCATCCTACGCCGCTTAGTCTCCGATAATCCACACATAGCCATGCCACTATAATAATGGCATGGCTATTACTTTTACTCAATGGATTGACCAGACGAAAAACCGGTATTGGGATATGGACGGCGCGTATGGGGCGCAATGCTGGGACTTGTGGGCTAAATACAGCATGGATATGTACGGCATGAGTATCCAGGATTGCATAACCCCCACCGGTTATGCGGGCGGACTGTACACCGCATATCCCGTGTCCGCACGGTGCGAACAAGTGTACGAACGTATTCCCGCAGACGGATACGCGCCCGTGGCGGGGGATGTCGCCATATGGGGATACGGCACGTATACACCCTACACTCATGTAGCGATAGTCGCCGGTGACGGCGTGAAAGACGGCAATATCTACGTTATCACGCAGAATCCAGACACAAGCGCGTTGAAATGGTTCCCCACCACCGGACTATTAGGCTACCTGCATCCCCGTACCATGCCGAAGCCGGACGTGGACAATCCGACCGGCGACAACAACCAGGGCAACCCCGACACGTCACGCGGGGGAGCGTGGATACACCGGCAGGGCGACAACCTCTACTTGCACGAGACCGACAATGCCGGGACGCGGACGCGCATCTTTTACCGTACCACTGCCAATAATTTTTCCGAAAAGGCGTCACAATCCCAGCCGTCCGACTCGCAAGGACAGGGGCACCCGTCCAGCTCGGTCAGTGCGGAAAACTCGTACGCCCTCTATGTGGTCGGCACAGTCGAGTCCGGTTTGCGCTGGGATGCAGTCGAAGCCGCCAATTTGCAAGGTATCGGCATTGCGCAATGGAGTTTCGAGCGCCGATTGCAAGTGCTCGACGCGATGAAAACCGCCGACCCAACAGGATATGAGGCGTTCAGAACCGCCGCGCCTGGAATAGCCGCGCTCATGGAGTCGGGCGGCACGTTCAAACGTTCGCTCACCTCAGCGGAAGCGGCCGCGTTCAGAACGTGGGCGGCACGAAACGAGTCGAAAGAGGGGCAGCGCAGGCAGTTCGCGGAGGACTACGCAGGCTACCCCAAAGAGTATAGCGACACGAAAATGCAGATTCTTTGGGTGACTGCATATCACCAATCGCCCGCGAACGCGCCCAGGGTGCCGAAAGCGTCTGATCTCGCACAGCTCAAGGCCAACATTTTGAACACATACCCGTTCCAGCCTTACTCGAACCGCTACAATCAGGCGTACTCGCTTTTGAGTGTGTGGGATGGCAAGTCTAATCCGCCAGCGTTCTAAAGTGTGGTATACTTAATAGTGGCAGTGGTTGTATGATGACCTTTCCCCTTGAACGACTGCCAATGATAGGTGGTGGAGGGCGTGCGAGTCATGGCGCACGCCCTCCACTGGTTTTAGGAGGGTTGCAAGCATGACATTGCAGACGCTTGACGAGGGCGATTATTACGATCTGCATAATCTGTTGACGCGAAACGCCCCATGGAATTTCATAATCGGAGCGCGTGGCCTGGGCAAGACGTTCGCCGCGAAACGGTATGGCATCAAGGAATATCTCAAGCACGGCCATGAGTTCATTTATTTGCGCCGCACGGATGTGGAACAGCACCGCAAGGAAACGTTTTTCAAGGATATTCAAGAGTTCTTTCCATCGTACGAGTTTCGAGTCAACGGCGAAAAGGGACAGATCCATAAAGCGTCATGGGATGAAAAGGACTGGCGTACATGCTGTTATTTCGTCGCGCTCTCTCAAGCGGGCGGATTGAAATCAGTCGCCTACCCTAAAGTGCATTTGATTATCTTCGACGAGATATTCCCCGATAATCTACGCTTTCTGAGCAATGAAGTGAACAGTTTCAGCGAGTTTTACAATACGGTTGACCGTTGGCAGGATAGAACAAAAGTCCTATTCCTCTCCAACGCCGTCCAAAAGGCTAATCCGTATTTCGCCAAATACCGACTGGACATTGGTTCCCAGCAAGCCAACCAGCAACAATACAAATTATATTGCGGGGGGTTCGTATGTCTCGAATTGGCCGATTATGGTGGTTTCTCAGCAAAAGTCGCACAGTCGAAATTCGGCAGATTCCTTGAAAAATATGACGGTGATTATGCTGACTATGCGATTCGTAACAAGTTCCGCGATGAATCGGACACGTTGCTAGCGCCAATCCCCAGCGATGGCGAACTATCATACGTACTGGACACTACCGACTACGCGCAGTTTGGAATATGGGTTTCCGTATCCGAACGCGACGGACATGTTTCACAATATGTTTCACGACGTATTCCAAAAGACAACACACGTCCCGCCTACACACTCGACCCGAACCATGTAGACGAAAAAACATGGTATGTTAAAAAGTCAGATGATATCATAAGACGACTCACCACCGGCTATCGACTTGGCAAAATACGGTTCGACGACTCACAAGTAAAAGCCGACTTTGGCTTAATCATAGGAGAATTACTAGGAAAGTAAGGAGATAATCAATGACAATGACGGCAACCGATGAATGGTGCGTATTTGCAATAGTCTTCTTCATCATTGTGGACTACGTCACCGGTATTGCAAAAGCCATACTCAACGACACGTTGAGTTCACAGAAAATGCGACAAGGCTTATGGCACAAGTTCACCTATCTCACGCTCACCTTGGTAGCCTATTTCGTGGACATGATCAATCTGCATGTTGACTTGGGACTTCCGGTCAGCGTGTTCGTATGCACCGTAGGCGGCATCAGCCTAATCGAACTCACCTCCATCCTGGAAAACATTACCGCCATCAACCCCGAATTAGCGGACGCCCCATTCATGCAGATCTTCGCCCAATCCACAAACGGCAAACACAAGGAGAAATAATGAACGGCGTGAACAGGACTTTTCAAATGGGCATCAGACAACAGACGATTGACGATTACGGCGCGTTCGTGGAGAAATTCAAACCGAAGAAGACCACGGACGACTGCTACACCCCCCCCGCGGTGTATGAGACCATAAAGGACTGGGCATGCCATGAGTATGGCATCGACCCCAGCAAGGTGGTGCGGCCCTTCTATCCGGGCGGCGACTACGAACGATTCGACTATTCCGATGGCAAGGTGGTGGTGGATAATCCGCCGTTCTCGATTCTGGCGAAGATATGCGCGTTCTACCGCGACCGTGGTATTCCGTTCTTCCTGTTCGCACCGTATCTCACGATCTTCTCCAGCACGTCACGCAACGGAGCGCACATGATCGTCACGAATTCGAGAATCGAATACGCAAACGGCGCTATCGTCAACACAAGCTTCGTGACGAGTTTCGGTGATGACCTGATCCGCACGGCGCCGGATCTGGCCAATGCGATAGACGAGACCGTGAAGCGCGTCAGGAAAGAGCAGCACAGGCATCCGCCGAAATACTCGTATCCGCGTGAACTGCTTACCGTGAGCAGGCTCGGGAAGATCGGCAAGCAGATCGAGTTCCGTGTCAAGGCTTCGGACGTTGCATTCACGTCTGGTCTCGCTTCGCAGAAGGCCGTGAAGAAGGCCATCTTCGGCGGCGGCTATCTGATGAGCGAAGCCAAGGCCGCGGAACTGAAGGCCGCGGAACTGAAAGCCGCGGACCCGAAGGCCGCGGAGGATGTGACCGTATGGCCTCTCAACGATAAAGAAAAACAGATCATCGGAAAACTCGGTTAAACATCGCCCCAGAATTAGCTGACGCCCTATTTATGAGCGTGTTCGCAAACACCAATACCCCCAAACATAGGAAGGAAAACTAACATGAACATTCAAGAATGGATGAACAACGTTAACGGCAAAATCATCGACATGGACGGCGCATACGGCGGACAATGCTGGGACCTATGGAGCAACTACGCCCGCACCGTATACGGCATTCCAGCCGCCGACACCAACACCGTAGACGGATACGCCGCAAGCGTCTACACTACACGATACGACCGCTCCAAAGCACTGCAAAACACGTTCATCCGCGAAGCAGACAACTACACGCCGGTTTACGGTGACGTGGCATTTTGGAACGGCAACGGCATGAACCACGTAGGCATCGTAGTACGAGACAACGGCAACGGCACCCTGGAAACCATGTCGCAGAACCCCAACAAAGCCGGATACATGACCCTCACCAAGAACGGTATTATCGGCTACTTTCACCCACGCACGTCTTACACGTCCACGCCCGCACCGGAAAACAATACCGTAAACATCATTCCACGCACATACAAGGTCAACGTCGATACACTCAACGTACGCTCGGCACCGTCAACCTCAGCACAAGTCGTAGCCCAATACCATTACGGACAAACCGTCAACCTATCCGAAGGCGGTGTGATCGCAGACGGATACATCTGGGCACACTACGTAAGCTGGTCAGGAGCCACTAGGTACGTTGCACTCGCCCCAGCCGACAAGTCCGCATGGTATCTCGTATTCGCCTAAATTGACAGCATAAAATAAGCCCCTAGGTTAATAACCTAGGGGCTTTTACTTTATCTCTCACGCCTCCTCAAACGCTTCAATAAAATCATCGGACGGGAACGAATCACAATCGGCATATTTCTCAATGGTCATATCATTGACAGAAGCCACATGATACAGACCCTCAACAATCGCCTCAATATCGAAACCATCGAGCTGCTGACCACTGTTCAAGATGTAGTCTTCGACGTAATCCTTGATGATGCTGTTGTTAATCATTTTATTTTTTCCTTTCCCTTGAAGTTGATAGTTACACTATAACACAAACAAACAAACGACACGCCCAAAAACAAAACAAAACAAAAAAACAAAAGACAACCACCGATAGGCAGGCAAGTAAGCTACGGTTACGTAACCGTAACTTAGCCAGGCATGTTGCATATACAACCATTGACACAGTGTCAATAAAAAAAACGACACGCCGAAAATAAAAAAACTTGACAGGTGAACGTAAAAAAAATATAATAGAGGCATGAACAAAACAAAGAGACAACAAGACCACAGAACACAAAAAAACAATACACAAATAAAAAAAACCACAAGGGAAAATCTTCACACAAATCCATACCCC